GAACGTGTTGTTGAACAAAACGGAAAAGAGATGCAGGAGAAAGCTATTCGTAATGCGGAGAAGTTCCGTGGTCATTATCAAGGGAAAAGGTTTGTACGTCCTACTGGCGCTACTAAGCGTTCTATTTCGGTTTCTAGTGGCAAGCTAGATAGATTCAAGTATCGTGTTATGCCTAGCACTCATTATGCGGCTTACGTTGAATTAGGAACTCGGAAAATGAGCGCTCAACCTTTTATCAAACCTGCTTTTGATGCTCAAAAAGAACAGTTTAAAAAAGATATGGAAAGGTTGGTTAAATGAAGACAAGAGAACAAGCGATTTTTGATGAGATATTTAAGCGTGTTTTGTCTTTGGGTTATGCGGTTTACGATTACAAACCTGATGAAAAAACCTCATATCCTTTTGTTGAATTAGAAGACACAACTACTTATCATGCAACGAACAAAACAGATGTAAAAGGTTCAGTTGAGCTGACTTTGTCTGTTTGGGGGGCGCAGAAGAAACGCCGTCAAGTTTCGGATATGTGTTCTGCTATCTTTGCTCAAGCTATGACTGCAATCGAAGCCGGAGGATATCCTATCGCTTTATCTACTGGTCAATCTAGCATTTCGTTAATAGATGATATGACGACTCTTGTTCCGTTGAAAAGGGGAAGAGTTCGTTTGGTATTTACTTTATTGTAAGAGGAAAAGGAGGGCAAAAATGCCTATTGCAAAAAAAGGGATTGATTCAATCTTATTATTTCGTGTTTTGAGTGCAGCTAAGACAGATGCGGCTGCAAAAATGGCTTTTCAGACAGAGCATTCTACTGAAAAGAGTCGTGATGCTAACGCTTCACAAACTAAAGATGGTGTTCTTCAATCGGTTGGAGGAATTGAAGTTACTATTTCAGCTACTTCTATTTTGGCAGAAGATGACCCGCTTGTAATCAAGCTAGAATCTGCTATGAACAACGGTGAATTGGTTGAGATTTGGGAAATTGAAAAAGGCGCTACTAAAGATAGCAGTGGCAAGTTTGCGGCTGTTTATTATCAAGGGTATATTACATCATTTAACAAAACGAAAAATTCGGAAGATTTGGTTGAGTTAGAAATGGAATTTGCGATTAATGGTGTCGGGGCGAATGGTTTTGCAACGTTAACGGAAACGCAATCTGCAGTTGTTCAGTATGGTTTTGCGGATACGACTGCTGGAAGTGCTACGACTACTTCAAGTACTGAACGTTAATTTGTGAGGGCTTTTCGCCCTCTTTTTATTTATGAATAAGGAGAAAAAATGGAATTAATCATCAATGAAAAAGAGTATCAAGTTAAATTTGGCGTAAAGTTTGTTCGTTCGTTAGATGAACTTTATCCGTCTGTTCAGAACGGTTTGAAGTTTGGTTTTGGTCTTTCAACAAAGATTCCTGAATTACTTTCTAAAAATGTTGCTACGTTGGCTGATGTGCTTTACGTTGGTACGGTTGGTCAGAGCCCACGCCCTTCGTTGTCAGTTATTGAGGATTTTATCGATAATCACGAAGACATCGATAGTGTTTTTGATGAAGTATTAGATGAACTCGCTAAGTCTAATGCGGGTAAGTCACTGATGGCGGACTTGGGGGCGAGCCTATCCAAGAAAGCCGTGAAATAAAAAATTCACAAGAAACTTACGAAGACATCGTTATTTCTTGTGTTCGTTTTCTCAATATGACGGATATGAGAGCTATTGGAAATCTTACGCTTTATGAGTACGACTTGCTTATGACGGGGGTTTTGCTTCGTAAAGAAGATGAAAATGAAGCGATTCATAGGCAAGCGTGGCTTAATCGAATGGTGGAGAGCATGCGCTCGGATGGCAAGAATCCACTTTATAAGAATTATAAAGATTTTTATAAACAAGAATCGCGAAAGCAATCAAAGCGTAAAATCTCAGATGAAGAAATGAAATTGCTTCTAAAAGCAAATTTGTAGATTTTTAAAAGAAAGGAGGGGAAATATGGGTGAAAGTTATTCAGTTGAAGCGATTTTGACTGCAGTCGATAAAAATATGAGTTCTACTTTTAAAGCTCTTCAAAAATCTATCGATGGTTTAGAGAAAGGAAATTCGGTATTCGGACGATTATCTAATGGTAGTACATCGATGTTTAAATCGATGTTGGGAGCTAATCTAGTTGGTCAAGCTGTCGGAGCAATGACTCGGACAGTTTCAACGGGTTTGACAGGTCTTGTTAGCGAGTTGAACAGTTCTACTAAGGCGTGGAAAACGTTTGATGGGAATCTTAGCCAACTTGGTTGGGGCAAAGCTGAAATTGCAGAAGCAAAGGCACGAATGCAAGATTATGCGACTCAGACAATCTATTCGGCTTCGGATATGGGAACAACGTTCTCACAAATGGCGGCTATCGGTAGGAGAGATGCTAGTGAACTTGTTACTGCGATGGGTGGTCTTGCTTCGTCTGCTGAAAATCCTAAACAAGCGATGAAAACTTTGTCGCAACAAATGGTGCAAGCTATGACCAAACCTAAAATCCAATGGCAGGATTTTAAGTTGATGATGGAACAGTCACCGGCTGGTATGGCGAAAGTTGCAGCGGAAATGGGAATGTCTCTTGATGAGCTTGTCAGTAAAATCCAAGATGGCGGAGTTGAGACAGATGATTTTGCAGAAGCCTTTAAGCGTGCGGGTGCTTCTATGCAAGATATGGCGACACAGTATAAATCAATCGATGAAGCAGTAGGCGGACTTTATGAAACGGTAAGTACAAAATTACAGCCTGTTTTTGAAACATTTGGGAATCATGCTGTCGGGTGGATTGAAAAAATCATTAACAAATTGAATCAGATAGATGGGAAATCGATTGCTGAATTTGCAAATAGTATAGACCAGTTTTTGACTCAACTTGAAAACATCGAAGGTTTCGGAAATAAAATTCAATTTTTGACGGATAAATTTCCGATTTTGAAACAGGCGATGGCTTTTCTTGGTACGGCTGGTTTGGTTTCTGGAATTTCTAGCGCTATTCCGATGATTGGTACTTTTGGCACAGCTATTTCAGGGGTTATTCCTAGTCTTGATACGGTTAAGGCTGGTTTTACAGCTTTTAAAGGTGTAGCTGGGAACTTGTTTCAACCTTTAACGAGTGGTATCAGCGCTTTGAGCGGAGTTTTTCCACAAGTCGGTGCTGGAATTAGTAGCATGACGAACGCTGTAACGAATACGTCACGGGCATTTGCTGGTGCTGTTTCTGGTTCAAATGCTGCAAGAAGCGCTCTCGCTTTTATGGCAAACGATAGCAAGCTGGCTAGTACGGCTTTAAAAGGTTTAGATGTTGTAGATGGCGTTGGCGCTAAGTTCACAGCGCTTGGTCAGAAATTTCCTGCTGTTTCAAATGCTATGTCTGCTATGTCTAGTGGGGCTGGCAAGGTCGCTAGTGTGTTTGGCTCTAGCTTTAGCGGAATGTCCTCTATCTTGCAATCATTTTCAGGAATTGCTATGCAAGCTCTTATGCCTGCTGCGATTTTTGGGGTATTTTTGGCTGGTTTAGGATTGCTTCAAGGACAATTCGGCAGTCAGATTAATCAATTGGTGCAAGTAGCTGTGACGCAAGGACCGCAAATTATAACTAATCTAGTAAATGGGATTGTTTCACAAATTCCACAGCTGATTAATCAAGGTACACAGCTTATAACTCAATTTACTCAGGTTATCGTTGCTAATGCACCAGCTGTTATTCAAGGGGCGGTGGCTCTTATTTCTGCTTTGGTGCAAGGCGTAGGAAGTAATTCAGGACAGCTTATCAGTTCTGCTATTCAAATTATTGGCGTGTTGGTCAATGGGCTTTTAACTGCGTTACCTCAGTTGTTGTCAACTGGTATGCAGTTCTTGGTTCAGTTGGCTCAAGGAATTGTACAAAATATTCCACTTTTGTTGAGTACGGCTTTGCAGATTATCCAAAACTTCGTTCAATCTGTATTACAAGCTCTTCCACAAATTATTTCAGCTGGTATTGAGATTATCACAACGTTGGTCGAGGGGATTATTAATAACCTTCCTCAAATTATCGAGACGGCAGTACAAATTATTAGTTCGTTGTTGCAAGGTTTGATGCAAGCTCTTCCACAAATTGTTACTGGCGGACTTATGCTAGTAGTAAAACTGGCTGGCGCTCTTATTATGGGCTTGCCAAAAATTCTTGAAGCTGGTTGGAAATTGATTGTAGGTTTAGGAAAAGCTATGTTAGATGCGATTCCTGCTGCGATTGGTGGCGTTGCGGATTCGGTTGGTAATTTCTTTGGTGGCATTTGGGATTGGATAACTGGCAAGAACGATGAAGGCGCTTCTAAGACCAAAGCAACGATGGACGATATGACTAGCCATGTATCGGCTAAGACTGCAGAGGCTTCGGCAAGTGCGAAGCAGAATGCGAGTGATATGGCTGCGGGTGTTTCTGGTAGCATGGATACGCTCAATAATGACACGTTAGCAAAACTTGGAACACTTAATACAAACGTTGACACGAGTATGCAAGGTTTGGTCACTTCAACCGATGTCAATATGCAAGCGATGAATACTAATGTCAATACTGCATTTACTCAAGCGAATGCAGATGCTACGACACAAACAGGATTGATGCAACAAAATGTATCTACAAATATGCAGATGATGGGGACGGAGACACTTAATCAAGCTACTTTGATGAAAGATGGCGTTTCTTTGACCATGTCTGAGATGGGTACGGATACACTTGCGAAAGCGACAGCAATCAATACTGATGTTACAAGTAATTTTGCTACTGCGAACACAAACGCTGTTTCTCAAGCTCAAGCAATGCAAGCTGGAGTGAATGGAGCAGTTTCAGGAATGAATCTTGATAGTGTAAATCAGACTTTGACAATGGCGAATGGCATCGGTACAAATATCGCTACTGCGAATACGAATGCTACTGCACAAGCGCAAGCGATTAATAGTAATGTAACTAGCAATTTGCAAACGATGCAAGGGGCTGGTTCTACGGCTGTTGGTGGTTTAGCAACAGATGTTTCAAGTCAAATGACGAGTGCTGCGAATACTGCGCAAAGTCAGTCTCAAGTTATTGCTAACTCGGTGCAATCATGTATGCAATCAGTACAAAACGCTACTTCTTCTGGAATGTCAGCGGTATCTTCTGCGATAACAAGTGGCATGAATCAAGTTTCATCTAATGTCAAGAGTGCTATGTCTAATGTAGCTTCTGCGATGCAGTCAGCGGGGAATCAGATGAAATCCATTATGACGTCTAGCATGAATCAAGTTTCATCTACGATTAAAGCGGGTATGTCGCAAGTGAAATCAGCTGTTCAATCGAATGGTCAACAGATGGTGTCGGCTTTTCGTTCTACTGGTCAACAGATGGTGTCGGCTGCTCAAAGTATGGTGAATCAGTCAGCGGGTGTGATACGTGGCGGATATGGTTCTTTTTATTCGGCTGGTAGTTATATCGGGCAAGGTTTGGCTCAAGGTATGTATGCGGCTCTTGGAGCTGTTACGGCAGCCGCTAACGCTCTTGTGGCTCAAGCTGAACGAGCAGCGCAAGCGAAAGCACGGATTCATTCGCCATCACGTCTATTTCGTGATAATGTCGGTAAATATATTCCTCTCGGGGTTGCGGTTGGTATTGATAAGAATGCTGGTGCAGTTACTGACTCGGTTGGTAATATTTTTGGCGTGGTGAATCATTTTGAATCTGCTATGAGCGAACGTGTGGCTGGAATCGGTTCACATTTACAATCTAGGTTTAACGGTGATGTGTCAGGTGCTTTGTCTGCAACTTATGAGATAAATCAAACAAAAGAACCTATGCTTTTTAATTTTGTTCTAGGGAACAATGAGTACGGAGCTTTTGTAGATGATATTACGGAAGCGCAAAACAAGAAAGAAAGGATACGTTTGAAATCGGCA